ATCCCCTGCTTAGTTTTGACACTATGATAGATAGTGTAGGGATAAATCTATCCAAAATTATATGTTTGTAAATTTATTGTAAACTACGGTCAAATCGCTTTTATTTTTAATATATAATAAAGTCTAAACAATCACATCTGCAAAGGTATATGATTAAAATTATTTCTATTTTTCTATATTGTATCATCATATGTATTAACATAAGGAAGTGCTATTCACTGTTGTAAAGCTCATATTCTCTACTATACTCTTGACTTTTTACTCCGAATA